GCAATGCCGTAACTGTAAACGTAGTAGAAGCAGTAATAAATAATTTGAACACTAACTATAGAGGTAAATAAAGATGAGAGAAGAAATAGAAAAGATAATAAAAACTCAACAAGATTACACTCGTGAATGTACTCTTGCAAACGGTAACGGCATTCAAGAATCAATAGATAAACCAAACCGAGAATACGCTACAGACCAAATCCTCACTCTACTAGATAAAGAAATACAAAAGGCTAAGATAGAAGAATTATTAACACACGCACCAGATTGGGTAGAGATAAATGATGATGGTACTGTAAACCCTACGGCTGTATTTGACAGAATTAGACAACTAGAGAAAGGAGAATAATGGAACACGAAATTACGATACGAATGATAGGACTTGGTTTAGGATTTATGTTTAGTGTTGTAGCAATAATAGTTGCTATAGCAGTATATAAATTCAATAAATGACAATCTTGGTGTGGAGTAATCCTGCGTAAGTGTATAATAAAAATTATGAATACAGAAGCAGAAGAACAAGCAATGGTGGTGCAGTATTGCCAATTAAAAGGGTATAAGTTTTGGCATACACCAAACAGCACCTATACCAAAAGCTGGAAGCAGAAATCACATAACCGAGCAATGGGTGTACAGGCTGGCATACCTGATCTATTTATTATCGTAAACAATAAACTTATTGCTATCGAAATGAAGCGTGCAAAGGGTGGTGTGGTAAGTCCAGCACAAAAAGAATGGGTTGAAACGCTAAACAAAGCTGGCATACCAACACAAGTTTGCAAGGGTGCAGATAATGCTATTGCTTTTATAAAATCAATGTTATAATAAAAAAATAACTTTATTTACATAAATGGAAAAAGCACACACAATTAAATATAGCACCCGACGATTTGGCTTTTTTCTGTCGGGTGTTTTTAGTAAATGATTGTTGTTAGGGGTTGCGTATTCACCAAGCACTGATTAGCTACAGGTAAGACTTGGCTGGCCAGATACAAGACCCCATCAGTAATTATTTAGAGAGGATATAAATGTTAAAAGTTGCAATAGTCGGTTATGGTTATCTTGGCAAGGCATATCACAAAGTATTTGATGACGCAGTTATATACGATGAACCAAATAAACTATGTATGTCACCAAACCCATTATCGGGGCATCAATCAACTACTATTGATAAAATACCAACCATTGTAGCAAGTAGCGATGAATTATGGTTACAAGACGCACGAGCAGAAGTTAATTCTTGTGATATTGCTCTAGTTGCTGTACCAACAGATCTAGCCAATGATGGTGAACTCGATATGTCTATTGTTGAAGATGTTGTTAGTTGGCTAGAAACGCCAACTATTTTGATTAAGTCGGCATTGCAACCTGGTACTGTAGATAGGTTAGTAAAAGAAACTGGTAAGAATATTGCAGTTAGTGTTGAGCTTATTGGCGAGGGTAAATACTACCAACCACCACACAAATACCCAGACCCTCGTAATCCGAAGATACACCAGATGATTGTAGTGGGCGGTGAAGAACCAGCACGCAGTATTTCAGCCGAGCTATTATGGTCGCAAATGTCGCCAGATATTCGTATTCATCTTGTTACTGCATTAGAAGCCGAGATTACCAAGATGGCAGAAAACACTTATGGGGCGTTGAAAGTAACGTGGGCGAATGTATTACGAGATATATGTGATAGTTATGGGGCAAACTTTATACAAGTACACCAAGCGTGGTCTGAAGATGGTCGGGTAGACCCTATGCACACACGTTCGGTTAGCTTTAATCGTGGCTGGAACTCAAAGTGTTATAACAAAGATGTGCGAGCATTTGCTAAACTATCTAAATCTAAAATGCTCAATGGCTTGGTGGAAGATAACGAACGCCACTTAGATATGAACAAAGAACAAGATTTGGTTGGTAAGCGTGACTAAACTTATTCATATTTCTGGCAGTTTTGATGATGGCTCGAAACTCGATATGCTAACTGCTGATTTAATGACTAAGTATGATATAGAAACCATATTTTTTATACCTGTAAACTGGCAAAAATATAATGTTATGCGAGGCGTAGAACCACTAAGCAAAGAAAATTTTATTGATATAGCAAATAGTTTTGAGATAGGATCGCACGGTACAAACCACGAGCTACTAACACGAATAGACGAATCAAAACAAAACCAAGAAATAAACGACAGTTTAAAATACTGGAAGCAGAACGGCTATAAAGTAAAATCATTTTGCTACCCACGTGGTTATTACACTACCGAGATTAAACAGAAAGTAAAAGACGCTGGTTATAAGTGGGCGAGAACAGTTAAAGTTGGCGAACTACAACCAGCAACCGACCCTTACGAAACGCACGTTACTGTACACGTTGGTTTAGATCGTAAAGAATATGGTACAGATTGGCTAACCTATGCTAAGGCTAAAATGAAAGAAGCTATTAAACGTGCTTATGATGGTGAAACTATCGAATACAGATTTTTCGGGCATAGCGAAGAAATAAACCGACTGGATCAGTGGGATAGGTTTAAAGAGTTTTTAGAAGCACTAAAGGATTTGAAATGAAAATCTGTCTACCAAGCGAAATAGATATGCAGGGTATTGGCGGTGGTTGGTCGTTTACTAGGAATTTTGCCAGTGTTATGCCAATAGCAAATTATAATGAAGCAGATATTTACTTTATACCTAGCTCAAGTATGATACCAGATACCCGACTGGTTGAAGCTGCTAGGGCTGATGGCAAAAAAGTAGTATTACGTTGTGATAATATTGTTCGCAATTCACGTAATCGTAATAGTGGTATGTCTCGTATGAAAACAATTAGCGAGATGGCAGACTTGGTAGTATTTCAATCTAAGTTTGCAGAAGAATTATTAAACCCTTACTTACGCACCGAGAACTATACGGTAATTCTTAACAGCGTAAACCAAGATATTTTTAATGATAGCAACCGCACCAAAACAGAACACGGACGGTTTATGTATTCTAAACAAAGTAGCGATGAGACGAAGAACTGGGAAATTGCACGAGTAACCTATCAGCTAGTTAGCCAGAACGCACCAGAATCTACACTTAATATTGTTGGCAGGTTTGATGGCAACCTAGAAGAATATAACTTTGACTTCTACCAAAATGAGAATATTAAGTATTGGGGTCAAGTAACCGATCAGAATTATATGGCTTCTATCTATAAGCAATCAGATTATTTTTTATATTCTTATTTCAATGACGCTTGTAGCCAAACAGTTATTGAAGCATTATCGTGTGGGCTAAAGGTGATGGATTGTTTTGGTATGAGTGAAACTGGCGGTACACCTGAAATATTAGACGCTGTTGAGAAATACGGTATAGAATTTTTTGGCTTGCCGAGAATGAAAGTAGATTACTTAGCAGCACTGGAGAAACTATGAGCAGTAGCTATCGACAAGAGCTAGACAGCTGGCTAAATAACCTAGAAGTTAAAGCCGATACGGTATTTGATGTTGGTGGTAGCCAAGAAAAAGTTAGCGAGCGAGTAAAAAGTTTTGATGTTAAAGAGTATCTAATATTCGATTTAGCACAGCCACACGTAGACAGTCCGAAGCCTGATGTGGTGTGTGATTTAAACAACGGCAACAATAATGATATTAACGGCTATCTGGGGCTGGCTGACGTGGTTTTTTGCCTAGAGGTGTTTGATTATATCTACCGACCAGAACTAGCGTTAAAGACGCTCAAATCGCTTATAAAAGCAGGTGGTACTTTGTGGGTTACGTTCCCGATGATGTATCCACTACACCAACCAGTAGAAGATGACGCTTTACGTTATATGCCAGCAGGTATAAAAAAATTAGCTAAGGTGGTCGGGCTAGAAATAGTCGAGATGATACCTCGCAGAACTGAAACTGACGCTATATATAATGCTTTTCGGGTAGAACGTATGCGGTGTGCTAAACACGAAGATCATAATATTAGTGGTTATATTGTGAGGTTTACAAAGTGAAATGTTTTGTGACATCTATTGGTGAACCCACTACCGATTTGTGTGTCTGGTCATTAGAACGACAGGGGTTTGATGTTGAATTAGTAAAAGGCACAGATTTGCTATCGCACAAACTAGAATATATTTACGATACTGCTGATACAGATTTTGTTAGAGTGGACGCTGACATTGTAGTTAATCGCAACTTTACACCAGAATTATTAGATAGCTTAGATAATAATATTTGGTGGTGGCAATTTATTACTTTTGATTGGTACAAGCAAGATATTGCCCACAGCATAGCGTTTATACGCCAGCCAGCTATTCAGCCGTTACGAGATAATATTGGTAGATTTATTAACGACTTGCGACCAGAAACCGAAAGCTCAAGAATAAAAGAGTTTTATAATCCTAGACGAATGGACACATATAGCGATAAGATTATGGGGATACACGGTTATGGTATTACCGATATAGAGCCAGTTATGAAATTAAAAAAAGAACGCAAGCAATCGCATTTATACGATTTCGAATTAGCGAGCAGATTGGACAAATTACGATGAAAAAAATATTTATAGATGTTGGTGCTTACGATGGCGACACAGTAAAACAATTCTTTAATTGGGGCAACCTGGTTGATGATCCAAATAATTACACTATATATGCACTAGAGCCAAACCCAGATATGAAAAAGCAGTTATTAGATGTTGAAAGCCAATATGAAAATGTAACATATATACCAAAAGCAGCTTGGGTTGAAGATGGAACTATACAATTTGCAGTAGATAAAACACCAACACCACTTGGCTCGACAGCTATGTCTAGCAAGACAAATATCTGGGACGTTTTCGATAAGGTTGATGTAGAGGCAATAGATTTTTCTAATTGGTTAAAACAATTTAAAAATGATTATGTAGTTGTAAAAATGGACATAGAGGGTGCAGAGTTCCCAGTATTAAACAAATTATTAGATGATGGCACAATAGATATTATCGATCACTTATGGGTAGAATTACACCCGAATAAGGTTAAGGATTTTACTACTACTGACAAAGAAGAATTAGTTAAAAAGCTAAAACAACATACCAATTTTAAAGAATGGCATTAAAGATGAAAGTCGGCATATTCACTACAATTACTAACCCAGAAGAACGTGGTGATAATTGGGCTGACGCTTACTCGTGTTATGAAAGTTTTGCAGATGAATTAACCATTATAGATGGCAAAGATACTTGGCCGAAAGAGTTTAGTTGGGAACTTATCGGGCAACATTTTCAAAAAGGCTACAAACAATGCCACGCTGATTGGGTAATACATATGGACACAGATTTTATATTTCACGAACGAGACTTTGGCAGAATACGCCAAGCCTTGCGAGATTACCCATCTGCACCAGCAGTTTCATTTTATAAGTGGCAGTTTGTATTACCAGATAGATACAATCTAAAAAGCCGATTAGTATTAGCGGTTAATAAATCAGCCTTTGGTGATCGTATTAAGTTTAATGGTGGTGGCGATTTATGCCAACCAACATTAGATGGCAAAGACTTAAACCTCGATGAAATACCACAAGCTGGCGTGCCATTTTACAATTACGAAAAACTTACCAAGACAAAAGCACAGATTATAGATGATGTAGAACGTATGGACAGAGCGTACCACCGTTACTTTGGTAAGTGGCTATATAGTAACGATGGAGTTGGTGCGTATGAGGGCTGGCTACATATGGCAACAGGCAGGTTTGCTAAACCAAGCAAACATATTAAGTTAGAAGAACACCCTAGCTTTGTACAAGATACGATTGCCAACCTTGCACCATATCAGTTTGGGTATGATGGGCTGGGTAATTTACCAAAGAATGATTACGTTATATAATTTAAAAAAAGGAAAAAGCCAATGATTAAAGTAGTAGCAGTATCAGACAAAGTAGACACAGCAATTGATAGATTGTGCAAAGGTGTAGCACCTTATCACAGTAATTTAGATTACACCGTTTGTGATGTACACCCGAAAAAGCCAGATCAATTACAATTACAACGCTTTGAGGACGCAGCCAGAACAGCCGATATAATCGACTTTCAATATTTCAGAACTGCACAGATGTTATTAGAACGCTATGATTGGTTAAAAGATAAAAAGTTAATACTAACACATAACAACGCCTATTCTTGGAGTGAGGACACGTGGGATTGGGCATTTGCTAATTGTGCAGCTAATAAAACTATTGAGAAGCAACTTAAAGAACAAGGTAGCCCAAACGTACACCATATACCACTAGCAACCGATCCGACATTTTGGGAGTTTAACCTAGATTGGCAACCAAACAAGCGTGTAATAATGGTGGCTAATCGTATTGAATCTAAGAAAGGTATATTACAGGTAGCTATAGCGTGTGCAGATTTGGGACTGACGTTTGTGTTGGTGGGTGCAATCTCAGATATGGGCTATATGCAAGCAATTATGGCTACTGGCAACGTGGAGTTTTATGAGCAGATACCAGACGAAAAACTAAAAGAGCTATATTATAATTCAACAATTCACGTTTGTAATTCGGTTGACAACTTTGAATCAGGCACACTGCCAATACTTGAAGCTATGCAATGTGGCGTACCTGTACTAACTCGACCAGTCGGACACGTTATAGATTTTAAAGATGGTAAGAATGTAACAATATTAGACGGTGAGCCAGACGATGTAGAGGGTATTAAGAAGAAGTTAACCAATATGCTAAATGATAAAAAGGGGTTAGAAGAACAACGCCAAGCTGGTTGGAATACTGCCAAAGGGTATAATATGGAACGCCGAGCTTATGAATACCAACGCTTGTACCGCTCAACCGTTGAGGGTGAAGCAGTATCGGTAATTGTGCCAGTATATGACAAGCCAGAAACGATTAGAGCCTGTTTAAACGCTATTGCCGAGCAAACCTATAAGAACATCGAGATTATTGCAGTTGATGATTTGGGCGAAAATCAACAGTTAATAAGTGAAATTGGCAAAACAATGAATATACCAGTCCGCTATATCTACAATGCACAAGACGATTACGGTTTAGCACGTGCCAGAAATAGAGGTATTATTGAAGCTACTGGCGATATATTAGTATTTTGCGACCAAAGAATGATAATGTTGCCTGACGCTATAGATACCTTTGTAAAGAATCTCGTGCCAAAGACGTGGCTATTCGGGCATAAGGGGGCAGATAAAGACACATTTGTAGAAAACTTTAGCTGTGTATCTCGTACCGAGCTTATAGAAGCTGGAATGTTTAACGAACGTATAGACCGTTACGGCGGTATGAGCCAAGAAATACGAGCTAGAACCAGACAGCAAGGCTTTATACACCAATACATACCACAAGCTAAATGTATTGCTATGGGTAAATCAAGCAACAAGAATCGTAAAAAAGCAGATATATTAGCAATGAAAAACCTACTCTGGAAAGTTGGTTTGTAATGGCTAAAAAACGCAATCAAAAACGATTATATAAACGCCTACAAGATAGACAAACAAAAAAGAAAAAGTATAGTTTACAAGATGTGCAACGAGCTATGAACATTGCTATTGAAATGAAAAAACTTAATCGTGGTCACTTGTATTTGAAAAATAACCCGACCCGATGTGTATTTTGTGGTAAGAAAACCAGTAAAACAGAATGCAAGTTTTGGTTTATTACTTTTATGGACAGAACACAATCGGTATTATTGAACCCTGATTTCTATACTGATAAAGAAATTGAGGCTATTTGGATTCAGCCAGAACTAACTGATATAAATATACCAATTAGAATGGACGGTAAGATATGACAAATAATGTTTGGTGTAGTAAAATAACAATATGCACAAAAAGATTGGCACAGGTAAAAGATGTTGGTGTGAAACTTGCAAAAAAGAATATCATAAAGAGTATTCAAAGAAGTGGGAACAGTCTAATAAAGAAAAACGATTGGCACGTCAAAGAGATGATAACTATAAGATCAACCGTAGAGAGTGGTCTAAACGTACAAATCAAACAGAAAAAAGACGAGAATATCACAGAAAACGATATAAAGAAAATACAAAAGCTATGCGATCCAAGATGGACGAATGGCGTGCTAACAATCTTGATAAGTGGAATGGTTATACAAGAAAGCGTAGAGCTATGATAAAAGGTTTAACTTGTGAACCATATAATATAAACGATATTTATATTAGAGATAATGGTATTTGTGGCATATGCAAGGAGTTTATAGATACAGAGTTTATTGACAGAAAACAAATGCCAACAATCGACCATATTTTACCCATTGCTTTGGGTGGTAATGATACACCAGATAACGTGCAAATAGCTCATTTGAGTTGTAATGCAAGAAAGGCTCATCGTGTCTAAACTTAGAATCTGGGGGTGTGTGAATCACGCCGGCAATCAGTATGAGATGTTAAAACTTGCTAAGCATTATGATGTAAAGTTTAGTTATTTAGAAAATAATGTTCGCCGATGGAGTAAATACTCGGCACGACCAGAGCCAACCACGTGGCTAAATGAAGATCAGTTTGAATGGGTTACACATTACGAACCCGGCAAATACGATGTAGCTATACTACATATCGACCAACAACACGCTGACGCAGATATAGGTAAGAGCCAATTATACCGACAGCTGAATGAAGTTATACAAGATATACCAAAAATTGTAATCAATCACGGTACGCCAATGTGGGACGAGATGTTTACTGAAGATATTGTTATTAATGGCGGTGAAATACTAGACCGTAAAGGTAAACCAAAGACGCTTGATGGTATTAAAAAGATTATTGGTGATAACTTTATGGTGGTCAATTCATATCACGCAGTCGATAGATGGGGTTGGGGCTACCCACTGATACACGGAATGACAGCTGATGAATGGTGGGATTTACCAAAAGAGCCACGTTCGATGGTGCAGTTATCTCCTGCTGGACTAGATAAATACTATAACCGCCAGCTATTAACCTATATTAAAACTTATACTAGAGAGCAGTTTGGTTGTATGCCAGTACACATACCTGTAGATTACGAGCCAAAAGACTGGGACGACCAACGAGATATATTGGGGCGTTCGCTACTATTTATATCACAGCAGTTTGACAGTCCGATGAGTAGGGGGCGTACTGAAGCAATGCTATCTGGCTGTTGTGTATTATCAAGCCGTCACGATGACGCGGAGTTGTATATAGAGAATGGCAAAAATGGCTTCTTACTACCAGATAACCCACTAAGCTATGCGGAAACTATTAACCAACTGATTAACTATAATTATAAAGAAGCAGTTGAAATTGGTCAGCGTGGCAAAGAAACGGCTAAAAAATACTTTAACACTGAACGGTATCTAAAAGATTTATATACAATCGTTGAGGGTGTAGCCAATGGTAAACCGCCAGTATGGAATAGAAAAACGATTTACGGGGTAACAGTATGAAGCAAAATATCAGATCATTCACTTACTCACGCTACCACGGAAAAAACGATGTTGGTAGTAGCAGATTAAGAGTACACCAACTACAAAAGTATTGGTCAGATTATAAAGAATACAGGTACGGTGAATTGCCAGACATATTAGTATTTCAAAAGGTATATATGCAATCAGACTGGAAATGGATCGCTAAAATGCCTTGTATTAAAATACTTGATATTTGCGACCCTGATTGGCTAGAAGCACAACATATTAAAGAAACAGTAGACGCAGTAGATGGGGTAACTTGCCCGACACAACCAATGGCAGACTTTATACGCCAACTTACTGACAAGCCAATTAAAGTAATACCAGACCGTCACGACATATCAAACGTGCCGCCACTTAAAGAACATAAAGGCACACTAAAGAAAGTAGTGTGGTTTGGCTATCGCCATAATGCAGACTTACTCAAAAATGCAGTGCCAGTGCTAGAGCGTATGAATATTCACTTAACGGTAATTAGCAATGATGATCCGTTTGTACAACAGTGGGCTTCGCCAGACTGGGCTAAAAACTATAAATACAAAAAGTTTAACGAAGAAACGATTATAACCGACTTACGAAAGTTTGACGCTTGTTTACTACCACAAGGCAATCGACCACAAGACCGTTTCAAAAGTAATAATAAAACTACCCTAGCGTGGTTAGCTGGCTTGCCAGTAATTACAGACGCCGATACTATGCAATATATGATGTTGCCAGACGCACGTAATGATATTGCCAAGAGATGTTATAATAAAGCCATAAGCGAGTTCGATGTAAAGTTAAGCGTCAAAGAAATGCAGGAGTTTATCAATGAACTTAGAAACAATTAAACTAGATCAGTTGAACCCAGCAGAATATAACCCTCGCACTATTACTAAAGATGAGTTTGAGGGGCTTAAGTTTAGTTTAGAAAAATACGGACAATTAGAAAACCTAGTTGCAAATAAAGATATGACGCTTATAGGTGGACACCAACGCTTAGAAGCTATGAAGAAACTGGGCTGGACAGAAGCAACTGTAGCAATAGTAGATGTAGATAAGCATACAGAGAAAAAATTAAATGCCCTATTAAATAGCCAAGCCATAAGCGGAAGTTTTGACGACTTAAAATTAGCTGAAATATTAGAGGAATTAAAATTAGATGATGATTACGAGAGTTTGCGACTAGATAAACTTGAGCCATTAGATTTATCAGATAAAGGTGGCGAAGCAGGTAAACTAGAGCAAGATTTTTTAATACCGCCGTTTACTGTTTTTGATACTAGGCAAGGTTATTGGCAAGACCGTAAACGTGATTGGGTTAGCTTAGGTATTAAAAGCGAGGCTGGGCGTGATGACGAGCTATTAGGTTTTAGTAGTTTAACCTCTAAGTTTGGTAATAGGGGCGGGGCAGAGGTTAATACCAGCGTTTTTGACCCTGTGTTGTGCGAAATAATGTACAAATGGTTTGGTATTGAGGGCGGTAAAATACTTGACCCTTTTGCTGGTGGTAGTGTGCGTGGTATTGTAGCTAGTTATTTAGGCTATAAATATACTGGCTTGGAGTTAAGTAGTACCCAAGTTGCAGAAAACCAAAAACAAGCTAATAAAATTGTGCCAGATAATAAACCAACCTATATTTTTGGCGATAGTAATAAAACCCTAGATACCTTAGGTGGAGAATATGACCTAGTATTTAGCTGTCCACCGTATTATGATTTAGAAGTATATGGTGATGGTGAAGCCGATTTATCCGCAATGGGTACTTATGAACAGTTTTTAGATGGCTATAATAGTATTATTAAAAAGGCTTGTGATAAATTAAGACCAAATAGGTTTGCTATATTTGTAATAACCGAGATACGAGATAAGGCTGGTATATATAGGGGATTTGTACCTGATACAATAAAGGCTTTTAGTAACGCTGGGTTACAATTTTATAATGAAGCTATATTAGTTAATGCTACTGGCAGTTTGCCATTAAGAGTGGGGCGACAGTTTAGGAATGGGCGTAAGCTAGGACGTACCCATCAAAATATTATTATTGCTTATAAGGGCGACCCAAAGCAGATAAAAACCGAATATAGCCAAGAAATTATCTTTGAAGAAACTTTAAAAAAAGACTTGTAATGTATGTAAACACTATGTTACAATATGTATATAAACAAGGATAAAGCATAATGAAAAAAGCAGTTACCAATAGAATAATGCTAGAAAAGATACGATTAGACCTAGCAAAAGGCGAAATAAGCTATGAACAAGCTAAAATATTAGCCAAACCAGTTATAGACGGTATAAATGAAGATATTGCCAAGATAGCTAAAAAGAATGGCAAACGACCATATAAATTAAGTTTTGCGGGGTTAATGCGATGACTATGTATCAAGTAATAAAAATATACCAAGATGATAGATTAACAACAACGGTTAAAAGTAACCTATCATTAAAAGAAGCTCAGACTATTTGTTTTGACCCAGAAACAAGTTCAATGACAGCTAGGAAACCAATAGGGTGCAATGGTGATGAAAAACAAATTAAACGCTGGCACGACAAACAAAAACACTGGTTTTATGGCTATAGGGAAATGTAATTATGTGGCAAATTATCAGAATACGTACTGATATATATAAACTATTAGCTAAACAGGCTAAAGCAGAAAATAGAAGCGTTGCTAATATGTTAGAAGTTATTTTACAAGACAAGCTAAAAGATGTAAAATAAAACATTATGGCACGACCAACAAAAATGACACCAGAAACGCTAGACAAATTACGTCAAGCGTATTTGATTGGTGCCAATGATAAAGAAGCCTATGGTTATGCTGGTATATCTCACGAAACATTTTATAATTATATCGAAAAACACCCAGAGTTTCGTGAAAAAATAACAATATGGCAAAACGAGCCTATACTCAAAGCAAGAAAAACTATAGTAGACGGATTAGATGACGCCAAAAATGCACAATGGTATTTAGAACGTAAGCGTAAAAAAGAGTTTAGTACACGATCAGAATTAGAACAGACAGGCAAAGATCCTGTGGCAGAGATATTAAAGGCAGTTGGTTTAACTGGTGGTGAGGGTGCAAATGAACAAAACAGAAGCGATGATGAGAGTATTCAAAGCTCATCTGAAGACACTGCATAATGTTGAGTTTTATGAATATCAAAACTATGTAGCCAGAAAGATATTTGACGCTGTTATACAAAATATGCGTTTAACGTCTGGGGCGAGTATTGAAGAGGTCAAGAAGCTAAAGCTAGTAGAAGTACCAATTGAGTTTTCACGTCAGGCAGGTAAAACGACAGACATTGTACACATCATAGAGTTTATAATGATCTACTTTACTAAAGAGTTTGGTAGACCAATTCGTATTGGTATCTTTGCACCACAACGAGAGCAAGCGAAAACAGACTTTGATAGGTTAAAAGCAGCACTGCGTAAGTCATTTAGTATTACTATTGAATCAGCACCGGCAGATAATGTAGATATAGCCAAAGAAGAATCTAATGCCAAGACGATTGTATTGCCAAATGGTAGTAGCTGTTATGTATTTCCTGTAACTAAGTCTAGTAAACCAGAATCTAAAACCCTCGACTTAATTGTATTTGAAGAAAGCCAAGACTTAGATGATCGTATTATTAAAGAGCAAATATTTCCGATGGGTGCTAGTACGAATGCACCAAGAGTATTTATTGGTACGGCTGGCACACAGATTTGTTACTTCTACCGACTAGGGCAATCGGGCAGTGCATTGAAACTATACTTTGAAGATATAGCCAAGCAACGCCGAGAGCAGTACGAACGTGATGGTAACGCACTACATCTTGTCTATGAACAGACGGTACGCCAAGAGATAGAAAAAGCAGGGCTAGATAGTGACGAGATACAACGACCATATTTTGGTAAATGGCTAATCGGTACGGGGCAGTTTGTTACACAAGAAGCACTAGAAGCACTGGTAAACCCAGAGAGAGAACGGCGTACATTCCACGAAAAGAAGCACGATTGTTATGTGGGTATAGACACTGCTAAGCACCCTGACAGCACGATTGTTACTGTAGTTAGGTATAATCCTGAAACGAAGAAAAAAGAGCTATTAAACTGGCTAGAATTGCGTGGCGAGAACTATCAAAATCAATTTGATATTATTAACGAGTTTCTGAAGAACTATAAAGTAGTTTCAATTGCGATAGATAGCACAGGACAGGGTGACTTTATGCCAGATATGTTTGAGAGCCACACAGAATGGACAGATGAGAATAGTGGTTTATACCGTATTAAGTTTTCGGCAGTTAGTAAAGATATGATGTATAAGAACTTAAAGGTTAGCATATCGGAGTTATTGACGGAATTACCGCAACTAGGTACAAAAGAAGCAGTAAAGTTTAAACAGCAAATGCTCGACTTGCAACAAGAATATAAAGGTCAATTGCTAAGTTGCCACCACCCTGACACACCAGACGCACACGATGACTATTGCGACAGTTGGGCGTTAGCAGAATGGGCTTATGCAAAATATAACGAGGACAATAATGCACAAATCGCAGTCATTTCAACAGAACGCCAACGAGACCCGAACAAGGTTTTACCAGATGATTACACAACGCCAGGGTGGGAATAGATGAAGTTTCACATACCAATTATTGGTGATGTTCGTTTAGGCAAAGACGCCGATTCTATCGAGGTAGTGCGAGAAGTAGTCAAAGAGCAGAAGTTTTTTGATTTACTCGGTGGGCTGATTGACTTATCGCCAGATAAATTGTCAAATGATAAAACTGTATCTAATAAAATACTCAAAGCTAATACTGGTTGGGTATATCGTAACAATGACGCTATTGCACAAGAAGTTAGTAAGATGGAGTTTGAACTATATACTGTTGGGCTAAGTAATGGCGAGATTGTATACAACGAAGTAGAAAACCACCCACTACTTGATTTGCTAGATAAGCCAAACAATGAGACTACTAAGAGCGACGCACTATATATTATTCAGTCACACAAAAAGTTAGCTGGTGACGCTTTCTGGTTGAAACTACGCAATGGCAGTGGTCAAATAGTTGGTCTACGCACATTACCACCAGATAGAGTAACACTAGATCTGCAAGCACCAACTGAACAAGATCCAACAGTTATTCGAGCTTTTATCTACCGAGATAAAGTAGATGGGCAAGATATAAAAGAAACCTATGCACCAGAAGATATAATTCACTTTAAAAAACCAAATCCAAACAATCCGTTTCGTGGCTTAGGTGCAGTAGAAGCACTAGCAGAAACGATTGATTTAGATAATCTTACTACTGAGACTACCATTAACTTCTTTAAGAATGGTGCTATTAACAACTTTGTACTATCTACCGAAGCTAAACTGACAGACGAACAGCTAACTCGGTTACGCAACGAAATGCGAGCTAGCTATGGTGGCGTAAGCAATGCCTATAAGACGATGATACTTGGTGGTGGACTTAAACCTGTTGATATTAGCTACTCAAACAAAGACCAAGAGTATCTAGGGCAATTAGAATGGTACAGAGACAAGATAATGTACGGCTTTGGTAATACAAAGGCTAGTTTAGGTATGATAGATGATGTTAATAGAGCGTCGCACGAAGGTAGTATTATCGAATGGCAACGCAATACCGTTAAGCCAGATATGGAATCAATCGTCAATTCACTAAACGAGTTCTTAGTGCCAGAGTTTGGTGACAACTTAGTATTAGGCTTCTGTGACCCTGTACCAGAAGATCACAGTGATGATATTGAAGAAGCCAAAGGCTTATACACTACTGGTATTATTACTCGCAATGAAGCTAGAGAGTTGGTAGAAATGGAAGCAGTAAACGGTGGTGATGTATTCTTAGACCCAACTAGCTCAACCCTAGACCCAGCTGGTGAGATGTTAGATAATGAGAATGACGAAGCAGTAGACCAAGAAGTAGAGGATAGCGATGAATAGATTACCAAACCAAGTACCAGACGCACTAAAGAGCATTGACGTAAAAGCCATATTGCGTAAGCGTGGCGTATATAAGAAACTCGAAACCAACCGCAATCTAAAAGAAGCTGCTATGCCACTTGCTATTGAATTGGTCAAACGCAAAGAAGCACCAATCAAAGCTGATAAGCAAATTAGCATTAACTTTGATAACGAAACCATTATCGACTACGCAGAAAAGCAAATACACATCGTAGACGTACTAGAGAAGAAGTTTAACGAAAAGGTTAAGCAATTCATTAGTAAAATGGAAAAAGGCTTTCTCGCACACTTAGAAGATGAAATTGCTACTATTAAGTCAAAGGATTTCTTTACTGATAGTGAGGACGACTTTGTAGTACAGGCACAGCTAGACTTTGCACCATTACTCGACCAACAAGCAGTATTAGCAGGGCAAGAAGCCTATAAGCTGCTTGGTATTAGAGATGTATACGTTACCTCTGACGCTATACGAGCTAAAATCAGGGCTAACATTGAGAGCTTTACTAAATCTATGCTTAATACCGATAGAGAGCATTTAGTTGACTTAATTGCCAATGGTATCGAATCAGGGCAATCAATAACCGAGATACGCAATGCTATTACGGCTGACTTTGAGAATATTAAAAAGGTACAGGCTGAACGAGTAACCAGAACAGAGGTTATGCGTGTAAGTAACGAAACCGCTATTGACGCTTATAAGCAATCTGGTGTAGTAGCAAGTAAACAATGGCTTGGTTATAACCCTTGCCCAGAATGTGAAGCCTATGATGGCGATATTGTGGAATTAGACGCAGACTTTCCTGATGGCGACCCACCACTCCACCCGAACTGCCGATGTGTAGTATTGCCAGTACTTGCCGACCAAAGCGGTAACGAATTAGCCTATACTGCTGAAGTTAATAAGAAACTCAAACAACGTATAACCGAATTAGAAGCTAAGTTTGATAAACGCACCAAAGAGTTTAAACAGTTAAAGCAGAATAAGGCTGATGACTTGGTTTATATTAAGAGTTTAGAAAAACACTTGGGCGTTAGCGATGAAGAATAGAGCTGAAAAACTAGAATCACTAAAGCGTAGAGAATCTATTAAGACTATGCAGATATTTGGCAATGGTGAAGATTTTATTAACATACTCGAAGCTACTGTTGAAAATATCAAAGAAAATCTAAAAGAGGGCGTTGAGTTAAAAAATATTGATGTAATTCTCGACCAGCTAGCCGTACTACAAAACTTTCAGATAGAAATTAAGAACTTACGAGATAGTATAAAAGAAATACAACTACCAGATAAGGTAGAACTTGATGGTTTAGCTGAACTAACCAAGCAACTACAGGCAGTATCAAACATCAAAGAGATTAGCTTAGATAAATCTTCTTTTGATAGTTTAAAGCCAGATAATATATTCGATAGATACAAACCAGCACAGACTGATGAAAATGGCTCGATAAAATACTTTGGCTATCTTGCTAAAGATGGTAGTTGGTTTATTATGCGAGAATCTGAAACTAAGACAGGTAAGAAGTACCAATATAGCACTGGCAAAGGTCAATTTAAAAACTATTTCGAGAAGCGTAGTGCTTTAGAGTATGGCTTTATTGACGAGGTGCAGTTCGATGATAGATAGATTCACTGGCTTACCAATTGAAGTAAAGTCAATTACGGCTGATGATGTAGAAAAGCTACTTAGTAACAAGCATTTTTTAGATAAGCTAAAAGAAAAACTGTATTTGCTTGGTGGATTTGGTGCTACTAGCTCTGGTGGTGGTGACGTGCAGGCATACGACGCCGAGCTTGCTGCAATAGCTGGGCTGACGTCGGCGTCCGACAAGGTACCATACTTCACTGGTTCGGGCGCGGCTGCGCTTCTCACCCGTGACACGGACGGCACTCTCGCCGGTAACAGCGACACAAATCTCGCAACTCAGAAGGCAACGAAGACTTACGCCGACACGAAGGTCGCACAGTCACTACTTACGACCAAGGGCGATATGCCGGTGGCGACGGCTTCCTCTACATGGGCGCGCAAGGCCGCACCTGCCAATGGCAAGATCCGTGTCGCCGACTCGGCGCAGTCAGACGGGTGGCTCGACATCGACCTGCCGTGGCACGTCTCGGTCGATCCGGTCCGGGTGCCCGCTTATTCCACGACGGGCGGAAGCATTGCCGCATGGGCGTCCTATTACCAGATGTCGAACCTCAACGATGAGGTCGTCTACAACGTCCAACTCGGCGCAGGCACCTGGAAGTTCAGCATCTGGCGGACGAGCTTCTCCAGCTACGGCATCCTGACCGTCACTCTCGATGGAACCACGATCGCCACCCTCGACAACTACTCGGGAGCTCCGATCAACCCTGGCCAATCGGTGACCTCTGGGATCTCGGTGGCTACGGCTGGCGTGTATCCACTCAAGCTCAAGACGACCAGCAAGAACGCCTCCAGTTCCGGCTACAACCAGCGGCTCTGGTCGATGGACTTCACAAGGACGGCATAATGCCCAACATCGACACATCCAACACAGTCACTACGTCGGCTCCCGTTTCTGCCGAACAGACCAACGCAGGGAGTGTACGATCGCAGCTTGCTGCACAGATCGCACCAGGCTCTCCTGCTCGTACTGCTGTCGCCAACAACACGACGTTCATCAACGGGGCGAAGCCGGGCACCGCCGCCGCGCAAGCCTCGGCAGCGTACGACCAGGCGAAGGCGCTGAGCCAGCAGAACAACGTGCTCATCCCGACGCTGATCCGTGCGCTCCGCGTGCTGCTCGACGCGTACGACGACGACAAGTAGCGCGACCTACTGACAGTTATCCGACGCTGGCGTGATCTCGGCCTAGCATGGGCAGATGAGCTTCACCGACGCGCAGATCGCCGAGGTTCGCACGTGGGTGCCGTGGACGCCGCCGAGCGACGCAGAGATCGACGACGCAGCCGACACGCTCGACGCCGGCTGCGGGCTCGTGACCCACGACCACTCGACCAAGTGAAAGCTGAAGCAGAAAAGCAAAAAGCTGCCCTACAAGCACAGAA